CACTTGTAATCACGGCAGTGTCGCCGTCAAGGTTGACACGGTACGACTGACTCAAACTCTGCGATGCCGCCAAGCTACTGCCACGCCCACGCACATATGGCACCGTTATCTTGCCCTGCGATATCATCGCCATCACGAAGCGGCGTTGCTTTTCGCTCTTGTACTTCTGCGCACCTTTCTTGGGCGGCGGCGGCTTCTGTATCTGTATTTCGCCTTCGACGCTCTTCGCATACGCCAGCGTGATTTGTCGCACCGCTTCACGATAGGCGCCAAGGGCAACGTTGGCAATCACTTCGACTTTGAGCATTACTTCACCAATCGGAGCGCCGTGGCGCATCGGCAATTCGGATGCGCTGGCGGCTCATATCCGCCCCACTCATCCTCTGTTTTGTTGTTGAGCGGAAAGCAGATGGGACACTCTTTGACTAACTCATCCCGCTCGGTAATCCATACCCGCTCATACTTCAAGCCACGCTCGGCGAGGTAATCGCGGTAGATGACGTTGGCTTGTGTTTGGCTTCGCACAATCTCCGTGCGGGCAATCATCAGTGCACGGGCAGGGTCAACGCTGGGACGCAACATCTCGGCGACGTCCTGCGCCGTCATGCCCGGAGTCTGACGAAATGCGTCAATCACTTTCTTGATGCGTGCGGCGGTGGTGGCGTCGATTTGTTCGGTCGTCATCGGCACGTAGTCCACGAGCCAATCGACCACGCGGTCATTGGTGGCGTCGGTCGCAGTGACACCGATTTGGTTTCCCACCGTGTCGATCTGCGCTTGTGCCACACGGGACAGCTCACGGTTGAGCACCGGAGCGACGATGTCCCGCAGAGTGGGATTGACGTCTTGACCTCGCAGAATCTTGCGCACCCACGCCGCGCCACGCTCAGTGAACTTACTGATGAGCTCATCGTAGATGCGGCGCTCGTCTTCCGTCATGTCATCTAACGCCTTGACCTCGTCCACGACGTCGTGCGCCTCGTGTACGGTCATTTGCGGGGTTAAACGCATCATCACGGACTTGACATCGTCTTTGCTCAAAACGTCGCTCTCAAAGGCGCACACGGGGTCTTTTCCGGCTTTGATGCGTCGCTCTAACTTCTTGGCAAGCAACGCCCACTCTGCGGAGCGCATCGCCGCCGCATCGCTTGGCACATCCATGGCAGGGACTGGCAGTGCTGGCGGTGTTGGCTCTGATGGTGGCGGTTCAGGCAGTGCCGATGGTGTCGGCTCTGCTATGGGCTCTGGCCCAAGCGCCTCCTCAACCATATCGTAGCCGAGAATCATCATCGCTCCACGCAGTGGCACGCCGGCTTGCACAAGCTGGAGCAGGGAGCCGGCACGGCTTGCCTCGTCCACCTGCATCACGTCGAGCATCTCCGGAGTAAAGCTGATTTCCCAGCCGAGCGGGGCAAATACCTGTGCATTGAGCACCGCTTCGTACAGGCTGAGGCGGGGAATGATGGTTTCCCGCCAGAAGCTTTGCCGGTCAGATTCCGCCGTTGCGTAGTTCGCCGCCGATGCCTCGAGCATGGTGCGGGGTACGCCGTACGCCATGCCCACACTGGTGATGACCCGCTCGTATAGCTCGGGCATCTGCAGGGAGTTGATGGGCGGCGTGAGTTGCTCAATCTTAATGTCCGGAGCCCGCATAAAAATCATCTTGAACGCGTTAATGATTCCGCCGCCGATGGTCGAGCGCATTTCCGTGCGGAAGCGCTGGAACTCCGCTTCGTCCATGTGCTCGGGGAGGTTCATGATGGTAACCGGCTGCGCGCCGCCCTCGAAAAATGCCGAGGCAAAGCGGGACAGGTAGTGCTCCAGCTTTGCGTTGCTCAGTGCGACGTGTGCCGGAGCGATGCCCGGCCCGATGTCGTCGAGGTAGCTGGGCTCACGAAAATATACGACCTCGTTCACCGTCCACGGGCCGTACGATTTGCCATTGATGCTCTGCACAAACGATGCGCCGAGCAGTGGGTTTTCGAGCGTTGCTTTGTCCGTCATCAATGCCACGTTCATCGTGGTGGGATTGAGCGGAACAAAGCCCACAAGGCGTTTCCCCTTGTAGATTTTGTAAAGATACGCACCGCCCGTCAAGCACAGTGACCGCTCGATGTCCTTGAGGAGTTGAGGAAAGCTTTGCACGAATGGCCACTCCTGTTCGACATCGTTGTACATCAGTCGGTACGGAATGGAGCTCAGCGCATCGGCGCGTAGATTGGTCGCACGGTACAGCAGTGGGGACACACTGTAGGCGTCCGCAGTGGTGACGATGCGTCCGCCGCGGCGGAGTTGCTCGAACCATGCGGGAAGCGAGTTAAGTGTCATAGTATCTCCCATGAAATCTTGGGCCGTGCGACCATCGCCACGGCACCGCTTGCGGCGTCTACATAGTCGTCGTGTGGTGCGCTCGGGAACGCCACCACTTCGTCAATAAAGTCTTTTACCCAGCTTCCCGCCACGATCCGCACCGCTCCCGCCTCGGCACGCGCCGCCCACGGCATGGCTCTACTCGTTTTGTCCTTGTCCACCTTGATACCTCGCAGGGTCGTCGATGCAAGTTCCGGCATACGGCGCAATTCCTGCACTGCCGCCAAGCCATGCAATGCCTCTTCGATGCCAAGCACCGTGCCACGCTCCGACAGGGCGGTGGCGACAATCACTTTGCGCACGTCTGGCCACTCCGCTTTCATCTTGATACCATCAGCGATGTACAGGACACCGTCATGCATGGCGCATCGCACGGAGGCGCTGTAGTCGGCGCTTTGCTTGGTGGAGGCGGCCAAGTCCCAGTACCGCGACCACGCAAGACCCTGCGGAGCGGTGGGGACGACGCTAAACCAATGGCGCTTGAACAGGCTTCCGGATGGGTTGATGTCCTGCCCTAGTACTTCCTGTGCGTACATTTCACTGGTGTAGTTCTTCCTCAGTGAGGCTTTGTACTCCTCGCTCAGGAAGTGGTTGTCCAACGTCGAAGCGAAGATGGTTTCGTACTCCGGATCGTGCGCATTGTCACGGAATAGGTTTGACGACCACGGCTTCTTAAAATTGGGCGACGAGGTCAAGATGATTTGCCCTGGCGCTTGATTGAGTCGACCCAGTGCCACCGTCCACAACGTGTTCATGCCGTCGATGTACTCATCCATGTGCCCGGCTTCATCTATCCAGCACAGCGCCGCCTCCATACCACGCACAAGATTGAAATTGTTCTCAGAAAAGAACACAATTTCCCGGTCACCGATGAGACGGATCATGTACGGCGCTGATAGGCGTGGCTTTCCGTCGAGAATCGTCATGCCGCTACGGCGCTCAAACTCTGTAATGAGATTGAGCAACGTCCGAAGTGAGCCGTTGCGAATGTTTTCATACGACGGCGCCGCCACAATGGCTTTGCTGTGCATGGGCATGGTAAGTACTTTGAGCGCTCCGGCATAAGACTTGCCACTACGAATCCCGCCCTTGTAGTAGAGATACTTCGCCTTGGACTGGAGAAACTTCATCTGATGCGGGAGCAGCATCGAGTGACGTATCCGCAGTACCGAGGTCGATGACGAAGTTGGTTGGGGCATTGGTCGTATTGACATTGTAGCTCTCTCGGTATGACGGGTCTTCACGCTTGAGCAGGAACATCACCATGACGGGATTCTCCGGCGCCATCTTGTAGGCAAGGCTCTCGAGGAAGTCGCGCCGCTTCTCCCTGCCCCGCTCCACGGCGAGGCGCACCGCCTCGGCCACGCTGGCATCGCTTTCCATCATGCGGTACAGTGTGCGGCGGTCGAAGCCGACGGCGGCGCATGCATGCTGAACGATGCCGAGCTCCTCAATGGCGTCAAGCACCTCCGGCACACGGATGAGCGATACCTCACGGCGTGCACTCGGCTTCCGTGTCGCCATGACTACACCAGCTTGCTGTCGGTGAGGAAGCGCAGCAGGATGTTAACCACGCTCAGCGCACCGAGCAACTGCGGTGCCAGCGCTTGGAGCTCTGGCCACTGTGCGATTGAGCCGAGGATGAGTGCCAGCAACGTCAGGATATTGACCCACAGGGTCTTCGATTTGTACCACTCCTTGGCCATGTCTAGCCTCCCATCATGTAGCGAATAATCAGCGGGATTACGACCGTGGCAAGCGCGATGCCACCCCAGAGGCGGTTAACTTGCTTCTCAATGTCGCTCACCCGCTCATCAAGTTCCCGAAACTGGCGGTCGCCGTTTTCCAAGCGGCGCAGTACCATGTCAATCTTTTCCTCAAGCCGTGCCAGCTTGACGTCTACGCTTTCCGTCATTGCTCCCTCACCTGTACTTGTGCGAAATCCCGTCGGATGATGTCCATATCAATCGCCTTGCCCGGGCAGGTCTTCGGGCTTCCCCACTCGCGATGCCCCTTCAGCGTTTTTGCGCCGACGGCAAGGCCACGCCAGTCCAGCAGAGCCAGCGTTGCGCCTTCCACCAAGTCATGCAGTGGCATTGACCACGGCTCGGCGTCGTAGTTGCCGACCACTTCGATACCCCAGTGCTGTCGGTTGGCCTGGTATCCGGCATGAATCCCCATTTCGTTCAGCGCCGTCATCTGCCAAATGCCATCGTCGGCCGGATCGGGGGAGCCGTACGCAATGAACAGATGCGGCCCTGCATCCCAGCCCAGCCCCTCGTAGTACTTCTTGATGCCCTGCATGGTGCGGAGCCCACGCCAATCTTGGCGGCGGGGCTTCCATGTGTGATGCAGAGTGACGCCCATTGCCCACCATGCAATGCTCGGATGATGCGGTGCGAGATGCGCACGGAATGCGGCGACGCTGGGCCAGTGACGGAAGTCGTGGCGAAACTTGGTCATGATGCCTCCTACTTTAATTGTACGGAGTGCGTCAAATGCGCTTGATGTTGTCCACGCACTCATCGACGGCGGCGTGCACCTCCCTAGCGAACTCTTCAAAATCCCAGCCTGCAAGTTGACTGATGAGATGACTGGTCTTGAGCTCGCAGACAATGCGATGAATTGCGGCGCTTCGTGCCATCTGCTCGAGTTGCCACGGATCAGCCTGTGGTCGCTCTTCGACTGGCGGTGCGATATAGCGGTTCACTGACAAAGACCACTCCATGCGCTCGATTTCATCACGGCTCACCGTGCGAGTAATGTCATGTTCACGGTCGACAAAGGTGACGTCTGTGGTATCACGTCGCTTTTTCAGCACCAAGCACAGCGTGGCAATGGCGGTGTCAGTGAACGTGTTGCCAGGAATGTGAATCGCTTGGTCGATGAAGTTTTGCTCTACCATCCAGCGCCGCAATGTTGCTTCTCGTCCGCCACGGTAGCCAATGCCCGGCGAGTTGATGACCACAGCCGTGCCATCATCGGACAGCATCCATAGGATATGCAGGAGAAAGGCAAAGTCGGCTTTGCTCGGGCTTGGTACGGTCGGCGCAAAAGCGAAGTACCCATCCGCCTTGCCATGCCACTTGATGCTAAACGGCGGATTGGCAACGATGGCATCGAAGCGCATATCAATAAACGCCGGCGCCGCCAGCACATCGCCAACAGCGCCGTGAAAGTTGGTGAGTAACTTGCCAGCATCACCAACCGCTGTCTCATCAACGTCTTGACCGTACTTGGCAACGTCGTCGTCAAAGATGGCGAGGAGTGACCCCCGTCCGCACGTTGGGTCATACACGGCGGATGGCTTCGCAGGGAGGAGCTCCGACACCATTTTGGCTAGCTCTGGCGGTGTGTAGAAAAGTCCTTGCTCTCGGAACTGCTGGCGAATTGTGCGCAGGCTGTAGTCGCTCATCCCAGCCCCTCCACGCTCGGCATCCGCTCCACAATGTGCCGCCATGCCTGCTCGGCGATGATGCGGTGCTCTTTCTGTGTGCCATTGCCCATGCGGAGGGCGCAGTAGTGTATCCAGCTCCGCAGTGTCCCCGCCATGTACATGCGGGACATCGTCAGCCCCTCGGGAAGCACCGCACGGGCCACCTCTTTGGCGATGCCCTTGCTGAGTGCCCACTCGTAGGCCTGCTCTGCTTGCTCGGCGACCAGCTCCTGATACATCTCCCATGCGCTTTGCAAGGCGGGGTCGTTCACCTCGAGAGAGCTTTGCCGGTTTTTGTTGTCCTGGAGCCGTGCCTCACGGATGGTCACGCCAAGGTCAGCGACGGAGTAGCGCTGGCTGAACTCCTGGAAGCTGAAGCTACGATGCCTCAGGATTTGTCGTGCGATGTCGCGCGTGGTGTCAATCTGCATCGTGATGGACACCATTTCGAACGGCGACCAGTGCTGATGCGTCGCCAAGTACTTGACGAGGCGGGGAGCGGTGTCGTGGTGCGCTTGGTTCGCAGGATTGGAGATGCGTGCCATGTAGGCGACATGCTCCTCCATCGTCATGCCCGGCATCACGCTGTCGGCGATGTAGGTCACGCTCATGACAGTGTCTTTCTGACTTGCTCAAGGATGTGACGCACGTGCTCGGGCCGTGGCGTGCAGTTATGCGATGCGTCCGCACTGAGTGCCGTCAAGTACAACACCCCGTCGGCGACGACATACTCGCCTTTCCATGCAAGGCGCTCGTGGAGCACTGTCACTGTGAGCATACTCGGCTGATACAGTGCCATGGTGTACGTGACATCGGCGAGGGTATCGCCATGATGCGCAATGAACTCATCCATGGTCATGCGCTCGGCCTTGAATGGTGTTTGCATCAGTCCACCTTCGGCAACACCACGCCGCTCTGGTTCTGGTACTTGCCCTGCTTGTCGGCATAGGTCACGGCGGGGCGCTCGCCGTGGTAGAACAGGCACTGGGCAATGCCCTCATTGGCGTACACGATGACCGGCACGGTGTTCGTGTTGCTCAGCTCAATCGTGACGTGGCCACACCACCCGGGCTCGAGCGGGGTCACGTTCACGATGATGCCACAGCGTGCATACGTGGACTTGCCCACAACCACGACCATCACATCGTCGGGAATCACAAAGTGCTCGACACTGCGGCACAGCACAAAGTCGCCCGGATCGAGCGTGATGGCGTCGGCAGTGTACTCTACAGTGCGCGGTGCAGTGATGCGCTTGGGGTCAAGCGTGGAGTACTCACCCACATAGCGGGTCCACTCGTCCGCCACTCGCATGTCATAGCCGAACGACGTCACGCCGTAGCTGATGACGCCGCCTCGCTTGGCCAGCGGAGCGAACGGCGCAATCATGCCACGCTCGGCGAGGTCGGTAATCTGTCGGTCATTGAGAATCATTGTCGTCTATCCCTCTCTGCTCCATCTCAAAGTACCTCATATGCTGCGACAACTTGCTTACAATCCACTCCACTGCATGCGCATGAAAAATCACGTCTTCTTCTTCAGTGCGCCATGATGACAGGAATTCGGGCAGTGCGGCGATGCAATTGCGCAGTGCATCGCATCGATTATCAGCGTATGTAATCACACCGAACTTTACTGACTCGTGATATCGAGAATCATAGATGCCGTGTCGTCGGATGTCGGCGTGACACAGCCATGCATCACTGCCGGGCACTGGTGGCTGTGCGTTGAGCTGGATGGTTACCACTGCGTCCTTGAATGGCACCTCCACGCTGAAGTTGTATCGCTTTTGCGGCGGCGGTGGCGGCGGGGAGTCTGGCGTTGAGTTGCGTGGCTTCTCTGTCGACATGGCGTGTCGCCCAATAATCACTGCAAGTGCGCCGCTAATTGAAAAGTCCATCATTGTTCCTCCTTGTCGAGCTACCAAGGATTCCTCGGTAGCTAGTGATGTGTCAAGGATTCCTTGACAGCTCCTCCACGTCTATCCACTTCTCCCAGCATGGCCGTGACGCCGCCCAATGCTGCCACCCGTTGCCGTTGTCCCATATCACCTCGAATGCCGCAATCTGCACCGCTGGCGGCGCATCGCTTGGGCGTGGCCACAGGCTGAGCACCGCGTCGCTCGTCATGCCCAAGCGATGTGCGATGGGGCGCATCATCCAGCGGTCATCGGCGTTCCATATCCAGTAGTCGTTGATTTGGAATGCGCCGTAGTCCGTCGTGCCATCCACGTTGACATTGACGGCGCTCCAATCGAGCGACCCCAGTGTCACCGTGTCGCCGCTCTCACAGCTTGCCACTGCCGCCGCCTCGTGCGACAGCGTGGCGTACTCCGTGTGACACACGCCGCCCATGCAGAGCAGGGCAAGGAATATTTCAATCATCGTTGCTTCCTCCTATCCAGCAGAGCACCGCATAGCCGAGCATCGTGAGAAGCACTGCCACGGCCATGATGCACAGCTCAATCATCGTTGCTCCAGTAGCGCCCAACGATGGCGCCGATGGTCATCACGGCAACGGCCACGATGACCGCACCGCATGCCAGCAGGGCACCGCCAATCACCTCATATGTCCAACTCATCTGTGGTCTCCAGTTCATGCGCTATCTCCCTCAGCTCATCCGCCACCCAGCGCAGTACGTCGTTGGGGGTCATGTGGTCGAGTGCCCTGCCGTGCGCTATCACCTCGTCGTCACGGTCGGGCATCTCCCGTAGTAGCACGTAGCGGCCATTGGCCAGCATGTACAGGGCAATCGGATACCGCCCGATGATGCGACGCCAGCGCAGGGTCACGGCGTCGCTCCTATCAGCGCCAACGCCTCGTCGATGGTGCGGATGACAGCGATGGGCTTCCCGCGCCATGCGCCGTGCAGGATGCGCTGTGATTCGCTCAGCTTGGTCTTTGGGCCTTTGACTTCAATCAGCCACATGTCGCCACGGTACCCAACGAGCAGATCGGGCACGCCATGCCCCACGGCGGCGAGGTCGATGACGCTGGCACCAACCGAGCGCAGTGCCTCCACAATAGGGCGGTGCGTCGCATCAATCTTTGCCGCTCTACGCATGGCGTGCCTCCCGGTCTCGTATGAGGTCATGATAGCACAGCACGCCGCCACGGTCGAGGCGGTGCGCCTCCCGTGCATGGCCATGTGCCTTGAGCCACGCGATGACGTCGGCGCGGTTGTATACGCGACTGCGAATGACGGACTGGGGGAATCCCTTGTTTGTCCCCCAATGGTTTTGCTCTCGTTTCGCAATGTACTTGCGTAGTTCCAGCGTGGTGACAAACTCCGTGAGCCATGCGGTCATCACGTCGGCGAGGTCGGGGTCGGCGATGGTTTCGGGCACGACGTGGCCCACGTAGTAGCACCACGCCCACACGTCGCGCTT